TTATAGAGAATTTAAATCGTGATATAATAATTAATGCTACTGCGAGAAGTAATAATGCCATGTAATCAACAAGGTGAATCCAATTCGGAATTGATACAGAATCTCCATTTATCAAAGTCTGAAGAAGTCCCGCTTGCACTTGATGGGGATATTGGGCACCTTGTGGAGTCCCTACAGGGTTGGTTATGCCAGCAGCAGTTACACCAAGAATAACAATTTTATCTTTTAGATTTGGTATTGTATCTCCAATATCAAATTGATCAAACTTATAATTCCAGTTTACAAATACTCTAGAATATTCATCTGTCTTTATCGTATTGAATTGAGGAACCCGTAATGCTTCAACACCTGTTTCATTTATTTTGGCCTGATAAGAAGGATCTCCAGCCGCAACCCGTAACATTTCCAGAGCAAACGCCGGATAATATTCCTGGTTTGAAAGAGCTAAGAGAGGAACTCGACGCACTACACCATCGGATTCTGGAAGCGTTGAAGCTACGCCAACACCAATCGCAGAATCCTGAAGACTAGAAATATTATTTAAAACACATGAATAACTTGGTAAGAAGTTTGAAGCTTTTCCATCACCAATAACTGCAACCCCAGTTCTACGGGTATTGATATTATTTCTTGAACAATTATCACTTACGGTTTGAGATAATACAACTGGTCTATCTTTTAAGATTTTAGCTAGAGCATTGTCATCGCCAAATCGATCTGGTTCAGTAAACATAATAGTATTACCAACACCACTAGCCCCTGAAGAATACAGGTCATTGATAATATTAGCATAAGTATTTCTTGGAAACGGAAATTGACCGTATTTTTCTAATGTTTTTTCTGAAATATTAGCAAGAACAATCTGTTCTGATTTGATAGGTTTATCAAGCATAATGCTATCATAATATTTAAGACGAACCATTTCTACAAAATATGGATCTGATACTTTAACTCCAACTAAAATAAAGAAAGTTATTAGTGCTAACCATGGTGATAATAATATATTTCTAATTTTTCTGTTTAACACTTATACTTCCTCCACCTTCATTTAATTGAATATTAAAGCTTTTGTTGTTACTATCTATATTAATGTTTTTGCCTTTATCTCGTTCAACTGTAATATTTACTACTGTATCAACCGATCTAACAAATGATACAGTTGATTCTTGCAATAGTGTATATATCTGTGTTTTTGCATCGTAACCAAATGAAGTTCCTTGTACTGAAACTCCGTCTTTAGTATTACTGAATGAATCTTGAGAAGATAGATAATCTTGTAAAAAATTAGAATCAATTGCTAAAACATCTAGTGTAGATGGCAAATTATCAGTTTCTAATTCTGTGTTTTTTAAATAATCTATATCTAATTCAGAAAGATCTAAGATATTTGCTTTAGAATCTGATATATCATTTTGAGAAGTATCTTCCTTTGGAGGAGAAATAATCATCATATTATCAATCATATTTATGTCAAGTTTTAAAATTACCGGTTTTGTTGGTGATGTATCTGAAGTAGTAATAATAGTAGCCTGAAATGCTTTATTCATAATTACAGATCCACCTCCATTAGATACTGTAATCTCTCCTATAGTACCATCATCTTCTGGAAGTAAAATTACTAAAGTTTTACCAAAGTCATCTACTGTAGATGTAAAGTCAGTTCCTCGAACTGCAATTGTAGCAACTGGAGTTTTTAGATTGATATTTTGTTTATTAATTGTACCAGTTTGACCTGTAGCAAATCTTACTGTTCCAGAGGCAAATTTTAAAGCCATTTTAGATGTATTAGGATTACCAGTATAAACAAAGTCATCTATAACTAATTTTGAATGTTCAGTTATTTTAACTTTAGAATTATCAACAAAAGTAATTTCTACTCTACCATTTCCGGTTTGAACATTATCTAATTGTTCAATACCCAAGTTAGATTGTGTCGTAAATTTTTGAGTTTTACGCACAATCTCACTTGGGCCTTTAAAATCAGATATAGATCCAATATTAGTTGCTGCAACCGCCGGGGTTACACTGATTAATAGTAACAGTGCTACCAATACTTGCAGAATTGATATTGATTGAATCAACATTTGTTGTGCTCTTTTGATTAATAACATAGTTATTATTACTTCCAGTAAGTGATAAATCAATATTTTTATTAGAATGTCCATTCTGTACAATAGCAAATTGGTTTTGATCTCCACTAACAACTACTTTATTAACAACATCAGTAGTATTAATTGTAGAAGTATAGATATTTTGATCACCAGCAATTGTAATGTGTTGGTCTGCACCACTTGACGCTGATACATTTCCTTGTGTTAAGTTAAGTGCATTAGAGTCACCAGTAACGGTTAAAACAAGATTAGAACCAGCAACGCTAGATGAATCACCATGATCAAAGACAAGTGCATTTCCAGCACCAGTTGTAGTTATATCATAATTAATATTATCTGCTTGTTCAATTTTTCCGTCAATCGTATTGTTATTTCCATCCTGTAATACTGTAATAGTTTGCGCATTACCTTGCAAACTAACTGGAGCTTGTTCAGTTCCAATAGAATTTCCTTGGCCTTGTTGTTTAAGATCAATAGTACTAGAATTGCCAACTTGAGTAATATAGATAGAGTTAACAGTTGCCTGTTGTGCATATAATGATGTAGGTATCATCAAACTCATAACCAAGATTAAGTTCTTGATTAGCTTATTCATAGCTCCAGTATCCTTTTGTTATTCCCTTTTTTATTAGTTCCACTACTGCAGCTTCTATTGCTGTTTTAACAGCTATAGTATCTGCTTCATTTTGCGCCATTCCAATTTCTGCTTCAGCTAAATTAGTTCCAGCATCAACAAATTTAAAGGCGGTTAACCCGTTACTAATAGACAATATTGTTTTAGAAACTTGTACATTTAATATAATCTCACCCGTATTTGTATTAACGGCTCTTAAAGATACTGTTACCATATCTCTTCTATATTGTCGATCTAAACCAATTCCTAAATATCTAGCTCCAGCTCCACCAGACAGTACATTACTATCATATCCTACAATACCTCCTTGCAAAATTAATCCAGCAAAAAGCATAGGTTCTAATTTATTAGAATCTTTTCCTTCATATTCTTCACGAGTTTGTCGAACAATTTGACGTTCTTTTGCAAGATCATCAACTCTAACGCGTTCTACAACTCTAAACCATGTTCCATTACCGGCATTTTTTAATGCATCAATTAATAATGGAGCTCCACCTTGTGTTACTGCACTAGATAAAGATGATATAGTACCACTATCATGCCGCTGTCCAGTTAAATCAGGAAAATCATATACAGCTACTACAGCTTTTTGTTTTGGTGGTTTAAGTGTTTTTAATTCAGTAAATGCAATTCCATCCACTTTAGGAGTATCAGCAAATTGTAGTTTTGGCTGTTTTGCAACTACAGTACAACTTGATAATATTAAACATGTGGCAATGATTAAGTATCCTTTCATTAGAAACTAAACGACCCTACTGGAATAGAAATTTCAGTAACATTACCAACGCTATCAGTTATTTTTAAAGTTACATTATCAGCAACTTTAGAATATTCAATTGTATTATCATCTAATTTAAATGTACCTGAAGTAGAACCGCCAGCAAATAAATTTTGTGTTAATTGTTGTGCTAATTGAGAATAAATTCTTGATGACAAGTTATTCATAAATCTATTTAAAATAGAATTCTTTTGTTCTAAAGCTGCAGCTTTTAATGCAGCATCAATTTTATCTTGAACTGCTTTCTTTTTAGTGGCTTCTTGATTCTCAATAGTCAAAAATTGAGAACCTGTACCAACTCCACTAAAAGATGGATTTTTAAATTGAAATACTAATTCACCAGAATATGCTGGGCTACTTAGAAGTAGAATTGGTATTATCAGATACAGGTTCTTTTTCATTTTCTTTCTTCTTTTTGAAATTTATATTTTCAGAAGAGAAACTGAATTCAAGTGTAAAGATCTTAAGGAGTTCTATTTTTAGGTTTGCTTGCATTTGCAGGTTCCTCCTTAAGTTGTAATATAACATTCACCTTCTGTTGTAATCGAATTAAATCATTGTCTAACATTCTAATTCTATCAATCAAGGCAATCAAAATAACATTAGTTTCGCCAATTAATGGCATAAGCTTTTTAGTAACAAATGAATAGATAAAGAATACAAAATATCCCATACCTACAGAAGAAACAATAGGAAATCCATATTGCTTAACTAACTCAGCAATCTTAGAAGGATCCATTAGTCTCGCCTCGCATCATTTTTTCCATCTGCTCTTGCAATTCTATCTAAGTCTGGTCTAAGACCTAAAGCAGAACTGACAACAGAATCAACTCTAATAATATCGTGATTCATAGTCTTAACTCTATTATCAAGACCCATAATAATTCCTTGCATACCTTTAATAGCTTTCAATACGCTTTCAAGAATATAATTTACAACAAAGTACACAAATACACCAGCTACCAGAGCTGCTGCAATTGGAAATCCCACGTCGGAAATAAGATTAAAAATAATATCAGGTTTCATAATGTTATTTATAAAAAATGGCCCCGTAAAGCTTTATGGAGCCATAAAATCTAATATATGCAAGGTGTATTATCGTTTATTAGTAGTTATTTTTACTTTACCTGTTGCTGGATCATGATCTATATGATGAGCATGAAATGTTACATCAGGATGTTTATCTTTAAGAGATAAAAAGTGTTGTAAGTTTTCATGTGAATCATCATATAAGTGTACTTTTTTATAACCGTTCTTTTTAATTAGACCAGATATAACTTTTTTCTTATTAATAGCAGGAGATGCTCCACCAAGATTACCAGCTCTACGAACATGAATCTTATTGGCATCAATACCATATTTATTAAGATGCTTTATAAAATGTTCTTTATCATCAAGATCAGAGCGGGCAGTTAAAATTTCTACATTCTTATTTCGTTTATGAATGCCTTTCATTTTAGCAATCATTTTACGAATAGGATGAGCTGACTTTTCAAATGTTTTAGATGATTGAAACTCAGAGAAATCATATTGATGATCAGGATGAAGTTTATGAGAATTAAATTGCTGATTATTTAAAGAAGCAACTCTCTTTCCAGTTTTCTTATCTTTAACATGAATCTTAACTTTGCCATGATCATGAGCAAACAATGTCTCATCCATATCAAAAGCATGAAGCGTTTTTGATTTTGGATCCAGCGATTCTTCGAGAAAGTCTTTGAATGTTGCCATATAATTATTTATATCATTCTTAATTTAGAGAAATCCTTTTTACCGCGTTGTAAACCAAATCCTCCGGCTTCTTCATCTTCACTAAAGCGACTAGTATCCATAACAGGTCTATCTTGTTGTAAACCATTTTGAGCAGAATCTTCTACATCATATAGACGCATCTTACTACGATCAACACCAATCATAAAGTTACGATGTATACCAAGATCATTATAACGATTCTTAAGTTGCTTAATCATAAGTTGACCAAGATTTTCTAGTTCCTCAGTAGAGATAATAGCAAACATTAAGTCAGCTGTTGCAGGTAGACCAAAGCTTTCAGAGGTGTTTGTCAAGTCTACATCAGAACTATTATAACCATCACGATTTGTTTGTGTAGCTGTAATAATTGGAACATCATATTCTACTGCTAGGCCACGAAGTTCTTCAGCAATTGCTTTAATATACATATAACTGTTTACAGAATTCCCCATCTTCATTCTAGAAGAAGAACAGATATTAAGATAATCAATGTAGATAATATCTGGAATAAACTTGCGCTTTAGCTTTAGTTCCTGAAGTAGATGCCTAAAATTAGCACTACCAGCAGTAGAAGTTGGATATTCTTTAATAATCAAACGGCCTTTACACTTATTACGGACTCGTTCAATCTTCTTATCATATGCATCCTTAGGCATAGTCTTTAGTTCATCTGTAGTAACATTCAAAAGATTAGAATCAATTCTTTCTGCAATTCTTTCTTCTGACATTTCCATAGTAATGTAAAGAACATTATAACCAGATGACAAATTAGCTGCTGCAGTATGACACATAAACAGAGTCTTACCCACACCGGTACCTGCAAGAGCCACATTAAGGGTTTTACGAGGAATACCACCACGAGTAATTTTATTAAAGTATTCTAAATCAAATTCAACTTTTTCTTCTTTACGATGATAAAAATCATATCTAGAGTCAGAATCAGAAAGAAAGTCGTGGCCAACAGAAGTATCAAATGATATTGCTAATGCTTCAGATAAGATCTGAGGAATAGATCCTTTACCCTTATCCTTAGATTTACCATCAATAATATTGATTGATTCCATAATAGCATTATATACTGCTCGATCTTGACAGTACTTTTCTGTTTGATCTAGAAGCCACTCAATGTCAGTATCTTTGTCAGCCTTTAGATTAGGAAGTAGTTCTACTACTTTACTAAAGGTATCAGATGAAAGTCCATCAATTTTATCAACATCAATAGTTAAAGCTTCTGCTGATGGAATTGTATTATAACGCTCTACATAAGCAGATATAGTTTGATAAATTACACGATGTGAACTATCAGAAAAATATTCGGGTTTTACAAACGGCAAAACCTTTCTTGCATAACTTTCGTTATTAACAAGGTGTGCAAGGATTTTTTGTTCAATCAATTAAAGTCTCCATCTTGCATAATTTGTTCATTGCCTACCAAGTAACGCTTAGAA